TTTTCATATTATATCTTCCCATTTTCGTAGTTCTCGTTCCCATACATCATTAAGATTAGTAGAGTTCCACATATCTCTTGCAAGACGGGCTACTTGAGTAACAACTGACTGTAAACTAAGTCTTATAGCTAACATTAGAAAGTTCCTTTATAAGCTATAATAGTACCACTTGCTAATCTATATCCAGTCCATCTTCCAAAGATTGTCATTCCCTGTGGGAATACATTACTTGTATCAATAGCATCACCATCTTGATTGGCTGTCCCTATATAAAGATTTGAACCAGAAGGCGTTAGTGTTGTAAATGTAGTATCTTCTAAAAATTGTATAGCAATAATTTGTTTAGAAGTAATATTGTCAGTACCATCTTCAAACAATGAACCTAACTGACCAGTTTCCTCAATCGTGTACAGAGCTCCAGACTTATCTACTTGTAATGGGGCATAATCTCCATCAGCTCCTGATAAATCAGCTAATACATCATTTCTAACAACAAGAGCCGCTACACCTGTATCTGTACCACCTTGAGGACTTTGAATAGCTTTACCTAAATTTGTAGCACCTGTAGCTGGTATAATACTTGTTACATCTACATCTCCAATATCAACACCACTATTAGCTGCTAATTTACCTATAGCATTTGAACCAGCGGGTAAAGCGCTTGCTATATCTACATTACCAATATTATTATCACCAGCAGCGATTGATAAAATATCTACGTCACCTATATCAACTCCACTATTTGCTGCTAACTTACCGATAGCTGCACTACCTGCTGGTAGAGAAGCAACTACATCAACTTGCATTTGACCACCACTTACAGCGCCTTCAATAGTCTCTACGGCTTCTTCTATTTCTTGGGTATCAGTTTTAATTGTATCTAATACTGCGTCTATCTCAGTATTTTTTGTAAGTATATTATCTAATACTGCATCAAATGTATCTATCTTTGAATTAGTAGAAGTTATTAAAGTTTCAATTCCGTCTACGTGACCAATAATTGTAGATTGATTTGCTGCCGTTGCTCCACCAGAAGGTAAAGCGGATGATACAATGTCTATTTGTAAATTACCAGCTGCGTCAACTAATGGAACTGTATTAGTACCACTACCATCTGCTGCTGTATTAGCATATATAGTGACACTATCGTTAGCTTTATCTAAAGCAACATCTATTGCTACATCGCCACCTTCAGTAGTCAGCGTTACGTTATCTATATCTACATTTAACGCATCTTCACCCGAGTTTAAAACCCTGTTTAATACTTCGTGTGCTTGATATTTATGTGCATCTGCCATAATTCTTTCCTAATTTTTATGTAAAGTCTGGCATAGAAACGCGCCTATCGCCACCAGTCTTGTCTCGTTTTTGCATTCCATGTTTCTTGACGGACTCATTCCACTTACCATCATGCATGGCAGCAAGGTTCATACTCACACCGGACATACCAGCATCCATAGAAGAACCAGCCTTATCCTGATACAGTCTTGCTTTTACATAGTCAATTATACTCGTATGGAATACATTGTCAACATCCGGCGTATCAGTAATAGCGGATACCGCATTTGGCTCTGCTTGATAATGGAGTAAAATACCATTAGTTACTGCCTCATCTATAGGCTTGTATTGCCCGTACTTTGAATGGGTACTGGTACTATCATTTCCCTTTAGGGTAACGATAGCTAAGTGATTGCCTTTAATAAACCATGATATATAATCCTCGGGATATTTATATGTGCTTGCCATTAGTCTATGTCCATTGTTGGTATTTCATTGTTTACTAATCTGGGTATCTTTACATAAGTGCCGCTTGAGTCCATAAAGTCTACCCTAAATACTTTGTTTATCTCTACACCAGCGTTAGCATCACTCAATGTGTACCACTGCTGGTCTGCCACTGTCGTTGCCTTAGCGTACTCTATTTTCGTAGCGTACTTACCAAGCTCAACAATAGCTTCATTTACAAGGTTCATAATATAATTCTCTGGGGCATTTGGAAAAGCCTGTCTTACCCTCGATATAATCTTTTTAACAGTTAAGCTATGGACAGCCATTAATCAGAATCCTTTCCTAATAATCCAATTTGTTGCCATGTTCTGGTTTCATCTTCCCAATCGTTAGATGTCATATCGGGCCAACTACCGGGCAATACCCAAGTTGTTGATGTGTCTAATACGACTAACGTAAATGACGGTGAGGTGTTCAGCGCTACCAAACTAAAAGATGGAGAAGTAGGTAATGTTACTAAAGTCTTAGCCATCTTATCCCTTAGCTAAAAGCTGTATTCCCTTATCATAATCTACCTGTAATTTTGCTTGTTGCTTTTCTTGCCAAGTATATTCCGTTGTTATAACAGCAAGCCTTGATTGTACTTCATTTGAATATGCCTGCGCTATTCCAATTTTAGATTGTATTTCATTAGCATATGCCTGAGCAGATGCAGCGTAACTCTGAGCTGCTTGTAAATAATTACTTGCTGTACCAAGATAACCCTGTGCTGTTTTGCCATAACCATCCGCAACCCTTGAGTAACCTGCACCATTAGCAATATACCCTTGAGCAACACCAATTTGAGCCTGTACCTGTTGAACCCTCGCAGAAACCTCATTAGCATAGGTTTGGGCTTCATTAGCCGAAGAACTTGCTTCCTGAAGATAGGCGTTACCAGATTCCACTCTTGACTTAGACTCTTCTCTTTTAGATTGAGCTTGTTGTAATCTAATATTAATTTCAGCAACATATCCATTTGCAATACCAATTTTAGTTTGAATTTGCTGTAAGTAGGCATTCGCGGTAGCTACGTATCCCTGAGCAGCACTCATATATCCACTGGCAGTTCCTAAGAATCCATTCGCAACACCACCATAACCAGTTGCTGTTGAAATAAAACCTTGGGACGTAGCACTATAACCTTTAGCAGTATTTCCATAGCCGGTAGCTGTACCTAAATAGCCTTGAGCAAGTTGTACCTCTCCACTAACTTGATTAACTCGAGATGAAACCTCGTTTACATATGTTTGAGCTTCAGAAACAGAGGCTTGCGCTTCTGAAATAAAACCTTGACCAGCCTGTACATGAGACGATGCAAGCTCGACATCCTCAGCGGTGTTTGCTGTTACAGCACTATCAAATTGAGTATTAGCCAAGGCTACAGCCGTATTCACTCTGCCTGCAGCGGTAGCTATTAGCGCAGTTGCCGTATCTACATTACTACCAATGGAAGTTAATGCGGAATCCAATGTACTGTTAGCTAGTGCTACTTCTGCTGCCATCTTATCTACTTCGGTATTAGACAAATCTACCTCAGCATTTGCTAATGCTACTTCAGCAGCCATTTTATCCACCTCTGCATTAGCTAAAGCTACTTCACCTGTTGCTTTATCCGCCTCTGCGTTAGCTAATCCTATTTCAGTAGCTGCGCTATCTGCTATCGTAAGTGTTTCGTCTATTTCAGTTATTATTTTTGCAACTGCTGTATTTACCGCCCCCTCTGAATCTGCTTCACCCAAATCAAGAATAGTGTCACACTTATCAAATTCAAGATTAGCTAATAAAACAGCAGTGTTTACTCTTCCTGCCGCTGTTGCTATTGCCGCAGTTGCTGTGTCTATACCTGAATCGACTAATACAGCGGCTTCTGCTATCTCTACTTTAGCAAGGTCAAGTTCTGCATTATCCAATCCAACTTCAGTAGCCATCTTATCTACCTCTGCGTTGGCAAGCCCTATTTCAGTAAGAGCACTATCAGCAGAAGAATTAATTATTGCAATTTCTGTATGAACATTATCTGCTATAGTAAGACACTCATCTATCTCAGCATTGACAGCTGTTAAAGCTGTAGTGACATCTGAATTACCAGCTTTCGATGCCATGGCGTTTTGTAAAGATTTTACAGATGCGTATAGAGGAATAAGATATTCATATTCATCTGGGAAACTGCTAATAGCCGAGTCTCCATAAGCCACCGCCGGATTATTAACCTCTAGATATTTACAAGAACCTGACGCAGGCAATGCATTAACCTTACCATTATAAATATAGTATACCGGGTCAGTCGTTGTGGCTGCATTCATATCATCAGAATCAGATGCGCGCCCCCTAAGGCTGGCTGGTATTTTTCTACAGGGTTGTTCTATTGTACCATCGCTTCTCGTAACGGCGAGTAAAGAACTAGATTCTAAAGTTTCTGCCTCGCTACCGACAGCGGTACTCGTAAAGGTATCTTCAGTTGCACAAAATAATTTTAAGCTTCGCGGCATGGCGTTAATAACCTCAGACGCGCCATCTGTTAGAAATTGTGTCAGTTCAGTTTGAGTAGGTGCGCTACTACCATCTATAGATAGACTTGTAAGTCCCTCTACTTGTGCTTCAAACGTTGCCACGTATCTCGCCTCCTCTTGATTCTATGTCTTCTCCCATAGTCGTTACCTGAAAATCAATCTGGTCTTTCCTAATAGCTGTAGCAAACCCCGCTTCTCTTATTATGATAGCAGGAGCATACAAAGGTTTACTAGCCCGCTTTCCGCAATTGCGACAATGGAACCAGCCCTCTGAATTATCTTTATTACAGTGCTGACAGGACATTAAGCCCCACCAACCACCATAGTGAGTATTCTGTCACCATTTAACTGGGTATGCGTAATAGATAGAACTTTATTATTAGTTGAATCTAATGTGTCAATATAATCTTTTATATCTCTCGCCATTGTTCCAGCGGCCCCAGTCTCAATACCGGGGTTACCCGGGTGAATGAATACTTTTACTTTTACATTACCATATACAGCCATTTTTTCTCCAATTTTTTAAATTTTAGGATATTCGGGGGCTGACTTTTATTGAAAGCCCCCACAGAATCCAAATCTGTTTACCCTTATTTATTCGGGTTATGAAGTAGTGACAGAACCGTTTATTCCTGAAAGAACTGTACCAACCCACTCACCGCCAGCTGCCATTATCTCAACACTATCAGCTTTTTCAGCCGATGTTCCAATGATAATATTGCTAACTTGAGTTCCTGCTGTACTTGCTAAGGTTCCAGAAACATCCAGTCCTACAAAACTAACAATAGCGCTACCAGCTGCTATTGTAATAGCATTAGATGGAGTTTCTTCTTCTACTATAAATTTATAGTACACTCCATCTTCTAACGAGGTTGGAAGAGTTACTGCTACAGTACCACCAGTAGCACTAAGCATATAGACTTTTCCACTATCATCATTAGTTAAGGTTATATCTGCATCAACATTTACAACCTTTTTCTGTACTCCAGCAGTTGCACCACTATTCTGTTCTAAGAAAGCACTTCTCATTATTCATACCTCCTATTAATTCGACTCAAAGTTAAATAGAGCATGAGCTTCAGGAAGAGAAACTTCAAGACCTGCTTCGGTAAGAACCATGTCTTTACGTAAATCTTCATCTGCTGACTGTACATTCGTTTGAATGTGCGTGTCTCTATTTACTCCATTGCCGACTAGTGGACGGTAAGCTACGTTATCAAGGTCAACTAAACACATATATGGCGCTGCATGGCCTCTAAATAGAGGTTCTTTTACTAACGTCAAATCACCGTGAATAGTCTCAACCTTCATTACTTTATGCCCATAAGAACCATTCGCTTGCGACATCATAGGATTCGAAGCAGAATAAGCACTTGACATAAAAGTAGATGAACCGTTCATCTTGTTAAAGAATGAAATAACAGGAAGTGAACAAAGCGCAAGCTTTGATGAACTACCACCGCGAGCTGGGTCAAAAATCACTTCAAGGTCTCTTAAGATAACATCGTAAGTTGTTTCAGCATCTGTACGAGTTGTAAAATAACCTTTATCTTCAGTGTATGATACCTGAGTTGTCGCTCCGGTAATCTGAGATTGTGAGTTTTTGATGATGTGACCAACGATACCGTCGGTATAGTTGATACCACTTTGACTTGCAGAGTTTCCAAAAAGCATTGCTCTTTCGATGTCCACTTTATGTTCGCGAAGTTTCAAATTCCAAATTCTGTCCCACTCACTAGCATAGCCGCGGTAAACCGTAGCTCTTGCAGTATTAGTAAGTTCACAGGCTGTCTTAAAAATTTGACAATACCCATTACCATTTTCTAATTCACGAGACCAAGAATCTGGGGAACCCGAACCTTCTTCAAATGCACTTCCAATGACTGTACACTTTTCACCATCAACAACAGCAGTAGTACTGCCAGTTGCTGCGGAAATTGTACGACCAGTAAAGGTAGTTTCAGTGCTACCAGCGACAGGAGCAGACTCAACGCGGACAATAACTGTCTCGGGTTTGTTGTCTGATGCATCCTTTTCGCCAACTGCAAATACCATACCTTTAATAATCCAATCAGGAGCTGCGCCTGCACCGTCATCAACGGTATAGGTTAGCGTGCTACCTGCGGCTGGAACAGTATGAGATGCATCAAGTGCAAAAGTTCTGTCCGCCATTTGGATTTTATTACGGTCTTTTAACCATCGGAACTGCGGGTCGTCCGTTGGAACTTTAGCAACCTTAGATAGGTAAACGAAAAATGGAGATTCATCAGGAGCTAAATCAGCGATTCTATCACTGAAATTATATAGCCGCCTTGATGGTATCACACTATCAATTACCGCACCGGGGTCACCAAACTTCAACGGGCCGGGATTATTATATGTTGCCATATTATATATCCTTCCTCAGTTTATTGTTTAAAGTACGCTATTACGACTACCAGCGTTTACAATGTTATCCCATACCTTATTTTCTTCAGTTTTGGGAGAACTTGGAGAACCTCCTTGGAGGACTCCAGCTGTACGTGGCTGGTTTTGAGCGGCTCTCACCGCTTCTGCCGTTTCAGGGGCGTTACCTTTTTTATTAACGTCCCTATATAGCTTTACCAGATTCGATAAGCCAACCCGCTCTTTGGGTTGGGTAACAAAGCCCATAAACTCTTGAACATCATTGTCCGAAAACTTATATGTGTTACGCAACTCATTCACAGTATTGTTGTACGTTATCTCTTCTGTCATTTGTCTTTTCTGCTCACCCAACGCATTGCTCACCACATTATTCATCAGCTGAACATCTTGGTTCATTCTGAATTTAAATGATGGCGATTCTGCATTATAGTAAGCATCCCAAGGGTTAAAATCCTCAGCAGGTAAACCTTGCTGAGCTTCTTGCTGCGGCTGTTGCTGTGGCTGTCCATTTATGTTTTTCTGTAAAACGTCAACGAGGTCAGGTCTTGATTCTAACAAATCCCCCAGAGGTTCAAGCCTTCTAAGCTTTTCATTCTCCGCTTGGGTTCTGTCATACAATGACTGGAATTTGCGGGCTTCAACTTCCCACTCATTCTCTGGAATAATTTCCTGTTGCACCTCTACTTCTGGCGCTGAAAAATCAACCGGTTCTTGCGATTCGGGAGATTCTACATACTGTCCGTCCGCTTCTGCTCTTACTTCTTCAACGATATCTGGGCCACCATCAACCAAACCATCAGCTTGGGGTACGGCCTCTGTCTGTGTATTGTCCATTTTGTCTCCTTTAGATGTCTCTAAGCTTCTGGAGCTGAACTAGCATCTGCTCGTACATTTGCTAATTTCTCCGCTTCGAGCTTCACCTTTGTTTGTAGATTATTTAACTGAACTCTTCTGTCAGCTTTGGCGTCTGATGCAACATCTGCGAGTCGAGATTTAAATTTCTCAACCTCAACCCGTTTTCTATCGTGCACAGACTCCCTTTGGGCAGTCTGGAGGTCTCCCTCCAAATTCTTTATTTGCTCACCCATAGCCTGAACCTGCTGCATGAGCTGATTCTTCTCATCGGTTCGGCGTAGGATAGCTTCTTTATCAAATATTTCTGGATTCTTCTTTAAGACTTCTACCTTATCAACGATACCCATTTGGTATGCCTCCATGTAAACACCAAGCTCTGCCCACTTATTAGTTGGCAATGTAGAACCCGGTTCAATTCTTAAATCATGTTGTCCTAAATTGTGTCGTTCTTTTTTAATATCTAATATAGCGCCAGTTTTATCATCATAATAATTAACCATAGCTTCGGTCATGTCATTGTTGGCATTATTTAAACGGAACATCTTTTTATAAGTATAATGACCTTTAGCTAAATTATATAACACCTGTCCCAGTCTATTGATACTAAATTCAATGTCTCTTAGTTTAGACTTTGGTCTTTCAGTTCCAAGGGCAATCATTCTCTCTGTACCCTTTACTGTCTCTGGCGCCTTCTCTGCAAAGCCGTGCATCATCTCCGGTAAGCCAAAAGTAAAGTCAATATAAAACTCACACTGCTGAATTAGCTTATAGAACTCTCCAGCTAATGGCTGCGGGGCTGGAAAATGTGGCTCTCCCTGTGTAGAATCTACTTCTATAACCGCATTGGGGTTAGCCCAGTCTCTTTCTAACTGTCCTAAATCTTCCACACTGCCTAAAGGCACCAATAGTTTTAATCCACCCGAGGCTTGAGCGTGGGAAAGAGCCAATGACCAAAGCTTATTAAGTAAGCGCTGCATTGGTCTGGCGCGAGACACATCTGATTTTGGATAGGGGGTCTCTGTAAAAATATTTGGAAGCGGAACAACTGGATAGTGGTCGGTATTTAATACTGATTCATATAAAACAATTTGACCAATAGAAGCACACACTTTAACCCGTGTTTGTTTAACCGGTATAACCTCATACTGACTTGCCTCTACCTGCTCCCTGTTATTCTCTATAAATTCTTGATACTCCTCGTCTATAAATATAACTTCTTCGCCAGTCTGCATATCAATAACACGGTAAAAATCAACCTTAATTTTATAGAACCTCTCTAAGATTTGATATTTCTGTCTTTCAAAATAATCTAAATCCTGAGCTTCTGCTGGGGTGAAGACCTTCTTACTATTGTTATTCATTGCACCGGGATAATCTTCTTCCATATAAGTCTCAAGGTCTTGTATGATACCAGTTTCTTTTTCGCCCGTTTCTGGATTCTCCTGTTCGCCTAATTCTGGGTAGAGGCTGACGACCTGTTCACCGGTGAGGATTGTAGAGAGGATAACACCTTCAGCATCATCAAACCACCTGTTTCGAGTATTCGGAGAGACATATACCCTGAATGGGTTGACATAAGTGAACTTGACATCGCCCCTACCGAAGTCTGATTCCGGGTCTATATAGGTATACAAATAACCCATACCGGTAGTAGCATAATCGTGAATTGCCTGTTTTAACTGCCAGTCTCCATTGGAGTTACTCCAAATATACCCCATAATGGTTCTCCATACAGAGGCCACCTTTACATCGGAGTCTTCTCTGGGCGTCATAGTAAACGCAGGTGCTCTGGAAGTTAATACTGCTTTAAATTTTTCAATAGCTGGGCCAATCCTATCCATAGGAACGTCAGCTTGATTGCGGGATTGTAGCTCATCTACCTCTTCACTGGTAAAATGATTGCCATGATAAAAGTCAATGTCATATCTGGCTTCCGTATCCCAATCGGAACGGGCATTACGCCAGCGACGGTATAAATCTTGGTTGTTTTCGGCTCTTTTGTCTTTATCTAATACCACTAATCGTCTTCATTGGTTAGTCGTTGCACTAAAGCTCTGTTAATTAAACCCTTAACCTGTGGATTTAAAGTTTGAGGCGCTATCCCTTTTCTATACAATAAGGCACCCTGCCTACGAGACAAAGGCGTCTCCATTCCGAAGGATGCTAAATAAGCAGTAGAAAGCTTTGGAACCTCTTCTACTTCTTCTTGATGAAGCGGGTGAGCTAAATTTGATTTATAAAAAGGTTTAGCTAAGGGTATCTTTTGAAGATAAGTATCAGGCTGTAATGGTTTTATTCTCCTATCTGAACGAATTGAACCCATAAGAGCACCCGGCTCTGCTTGGCTTGCTAATGGGAAATAACCCCCGGGTGACTCGCCACCAGCTGCTTCACCATACCTTCTTTCAAGTGGCTGCCCCTCGCCAATCTGACCACCATTGGCATACATTACAAGTCCACCCCGTTGCAGATTTTGCCCATAAGGACTAAGGGGCATTCCTGTTCTAGTAGTATCGCCTCTAGATTCGTTCATTCTTTGCAATAGACGTAAAGAATCTCCCTCAAAGTCAAGACTCTTACCAGTGAAAGGATTAATGCTTTGATTAACATCCCTCATCATTATTTGTTTAAGTACGCTATCTAAATTTGCAGGGACTGGCGGGCCATATACTTCAGGATTACGCATCTCTTGTTGTCTGCGAGGCTTCATCTGTCCAAGTACACCCCTTGAACCTACCTCTGACAATAAATCTGTTATGCCATTAAGAGAGGTTTGTCCACCGTGTCCGTATTGATTAACCATACCACCTTGTTCGTATCCAAATTTTGCTTTTCTTGCAGCAAGTGCCTCTACAATATCCATACCACTATTGTAAATAGCATCATCCATAAATACGTCAACCTGTGGATTGTCATAAGGATTTAAAGATTGAGCTATATCATCTGCATATTTTGCTTCATACCTCTCTGCTTCCGCTGAAAGCCTTTTTCGTCTTCCGTATTCTTGCTTAGCCTCTTCTAATCTTCGCCGCCCCTCAATTGTTTTTGGGCTAGTTCTAGACCACTCTATAGGGCCAGCCATACCGGGCTCTGTCCTAGCAAATTCTTCAAGATGCTCACCTTCTTTGCTTCTTGTGATAAAATCTTTTGCTTTCTTACTTAATTTAGGTAACCCCTTAGCCCCTTTTAAAACTCTACCCGCTTTTCCAATAATTGGGCCAGCGGCTAACATTAATCCAGCTTCTGCCGCACTTTGAGGAGCGAAGAAATCTATTAGACCAGCAAGCGCTCTTTGTTGTCCCGCCGCTCTTTCTGGGTCTTGATGTTGAGATGGAAACCTACTTATAAATCTTTCACCCCATGTTGGAGCAACTTCGCCACCTTCTTGATATACAGGAGATTTAGGTTGGGTAATACCGTTTTCCATAGAAGCGGAGGCAATTAAAGCATCCATAGCCGTATTGCCATTGTCCATCTGCTGCATGGCGCGGCCTTCATTGGTAATTTGTTTTAAAACGGGTAAATAGTCAGGAACGGCTTCTTTGGG